GAGTATTCGTAGTCACAAAAGATAATTACGAAGAGTTTGTAAAAGATTTTAAAGAAGTCTATGGCGATCTTGCTTATGTTGCATTAAGCATGAAAGATTATGAGAACTTAGCAATAAATATTGCAGAGATGCGAAGGTACTTAAATCAACAAAAAGAAATAATTGTTTATTATGAAAAAGCTGTAAAACCTAAAGAGGAGAAACAATAATGGAATTCATAATAGATCAACTCGTCACATGGTGGCAATTTACTGTAGTTGGAGTGTTAATTATTATTGGATTTATAATCAATATGTTTGGTATTGATTGTGATGATGTTATTATTGGATTTGAATATAAAGAAATGCCAAAACTAAAACCTATAGCGATACCAACAGCAGGAAAGGGCTTTTGGGGTGCAATATGGATGTGGCTAATGGGTACGCGTAATTGGGAAGTTGCAGAAGATTGGGAATTTAGAATTGAAGGAGATTGGTATGTCATTCCAGCAGGATTTACATTTGACGGTGCATCTATTCCAAAATTCTTACATACATGGTTATCACCTACAGGTGTATTGTTAATGGGTGGATTAGTACATGACTTTGCATATAAGTATGAAACGTTATTGAAAAAAAGTAAAAAGAAAACTATAGGTACTATTACACAAAAGAAAGCAGATCTAATATTTCGTGATATAAACATTGAGCAAAATGGATTTCACTTATTGAATTATCTTGCTTATTGGGCTTTGAGAATAGGTGGATTTGTTGCCTGGAATGGTCACAGAAAAGTAAATGCAAAAATCATTTAATTTAAAAATATATTTTAAAATGGTGGTGAATTAGTCCTTTACAAAAACTGTTTTTTAATATATAATAGATACAATAATCAAAAAAGATAAGAGGTAAAAAATGCAACAGTTTGTTGACACAAGGGATTTTTTGTCTCAAACTAAGTTTTATGAAGGTTACTCTCGTTTTATGGAAAACGAAGGAAGATACGAAACTTGGGATGAGGCCGTTGATCGAGTGATTGAAATGCACGATCAAAATTATATTAATAGTAATAATGAATTATCTGAATATTTAGAAGAAGCAAGAACTGCATATAAAGAACAAAGAGTCCTTGGTGCACAAAGAGCTCTCCAGTTTGGAGGAGAGCAATTAATGAAACATCAAATGAGAATGTACAATTGTACTTCGTCATATGTCAATAGACCAGAGTTTTTTGGCGAAGTGTTTTATATCTTGTTATGTGGAGCTGGTGCAGGTTTTTCTGTACAAAAGCATCATATCAAAAAATTACCAAAAATTCAAAATAGAACAAAACAAGCAAAAGGTTATATAGTCGAAGACTCTATTGAAGGTTGGGCATCAGCACTTGACGTGTTAATGTCATCATTCTTTGTAGGTGGTGGGAAACATCCTGATTATGAAGGACGTAGAGTATTCTTTGACTTATCACAAATAAGACCTAAAGGCGCACTAATATCAGGAGGATTTAAAGCGCCAGGTCCTGAAGGCTTACGTCGGTCTTTAGATAAAATAGAACATTTACTTCAAGGTATTGTAATAGATTCCAAAGATCCAATTGATCTTAAACCTATTAACGCATATGATATCACGATGCATGCAGCTGATGCTGTATTATCTGGTGGCGTACGTAGGTCAGCAACAATTTGTCTTTTTTCGCCTGATGACGAAGAAATGATGAATGCTAAAACAGGCAATTGGTTTGTGGATAATCCGCAAAGAGGCAGATCTAACAACTCTGCTGTCATCGTAAGAGATGAGACTACACCAGAACAGTTTGGCAAGATCATGGAATCTGTCAAGCAATTTGGTGAGCCAGGATTCGTGTTCGTTGAATCAAAAGAGCATACAACTAATCCATGTGTTGAGATTGGAATGTATCCTCAAATTAATAAAAAGTCAGGTTGGCAAGGATGTAACCTAACTGAGATCAACGGAGGCAAATGCAATACCGAGGAGGACTTTTATAAGGCATGCCGAGCAGCGTCTATCCTCGGTACCCTACAAGCTGGGTACACAGACTTCAAGTTTCTAACAGATACATCAAAACTTATTTTTGATAGAGAAGCTTTACTTGGAGTTTCAATAACTGGATGGATGAATAATCCTAAAATACTTTTCAACGAAAAGATTCTCGAAAAAGGAGCTCAAATCGTTAAAGAAGTAAATCGTGAGGTTTCTAAAATAATAGGTATCAATGCTGCTGCAAGAACAACTTGTGTAAAGCCAAGTGGAAATGCATCAGTGTTATTACAAACAGCTTCAGGTATACACGCTGAACATTCTGATATGTATATTAGAAATGTTCAAATGAATAAAGAATCTGAAATAACACAAGCGATCATGAAGACTAATCCATACATGGTTGAAGAATCAGTGTGGTCAGCAGGTGGAACAGACGTTGTTGTTTCATTTCCTATATTACCTAATAAAGGTTCAATGTATAAAGATGATTTATTAGGAATTAAACATTTAGAACTTGTAAAGAAAGCTCAGAAACATTGGGTTGAAGCAGGAACTAATGAAGATCTTTGTGCAGACAAAGGTATAAGACATAACGTATCAAATACTATTATTGTCGATGATTGGGATGAAGTTGAAAAATATGTTTTTGAAAACAGACATTCATTTGCGGGAATATCTTTCTTAGCAATGTCTGGAGATAAAGATTATAACCAAGCACCTAATACTGCAGTTATTACAGCAGATAAGATGGTTAAGAAATATGGTAATGCAGCAGTCTTTGCTTCAGGTATGGTAGTTGATGCTCTTAAATGTTTTAATAACTTATGGGATGCATGCGCAACAGCAAAAGGTTTTGGTGATGACATATCACTTGAGTCTTCAGAAAATGCTCTTAAAAATGACTGGATAAGAAGATTCAATAAGTTTGCAGATAACTATCTAGGATCTGATGCCGTTTTAGCAGAACATTGTTTGAAAGATGCTTACTTATTACATAAGTGGAATAAAATACAATCTACACTTAAAACTATAGATTGGAAAAAAGATATAACAGAAAAGAAATATACTGATGTTGATACACTCGCTGCAGCCGCATGCGCAGGTGGCGCCTGTGAAATTGACTTCTAATATTATTTCACCTTGTGTTAAAATATGTAAAGTCGAGAATAATACATGTTTAGGATGTGGAAGAACTACTCAAGAAATTGCAGAGTGGTTCAAAGCATCTGACAAAAGAAAGAGAGAGATCATTGAAGGATTACGAAATAGAATGCGAAGAGTGTGATGAAACAACATATGTAGCATCATACGAAAAACCTATTTTTTGTCCAATATGTGGAAGAAGAGTAGAAGCAGAAGAAGTCGAAAAATAAATGTGGCTTTTTGATAATGAAGAATTCACAATAACACCAGAAGAGTACCAAGGTTTTGTTTACGTCATCACAGAGTTGGATACAGGCAAGAAGTACATTGGAAAGAAAAACTTCTGGAAACCTAAAACTTTACCCATCACTAAAACACGTAAGAGAAGAGTACGAACACGTGTCGAATCTGATTGGAGAGAATATTATGGTTCGTCCAATGAAGTACGCAAGCTTGTGGAAGAATTTGGATCTGACCGATTTACCAGAGAAATATTAAAACTCTGTAAGACAAAAGGTGAAATGTCTTATTACGAAGCAAAGCTTCAATTCGATAATAATGTGTTATTTAGAGATGACTACTACAACAATTTTATAGGTTGTAGAATCCATGCAAAACATTTAACAAGTTAACAACAAACTTGTGTACAATTCCGTTTATTTATGGTATAATAATACTATAATTTAAGGAGGAATTTATGTCCAAACAATCTAATGTTCTAAGTTTTCAAAAAGCAGTCAAGCAAAAATTTAACAATGAAAAAGAAGTTATTTTCACACTAGATGATGAAAGCGATGAATCAACAGAATTTGTTTTTGAAATGGAGGTTGATAATGACAACGAAGACTTATAATGAAGTTGATCTTTTAAAAAAACAAATAGCAGAAGAGGTTAAAGAAAAATATTCTTTATATAAAAGAATTAAAGAGTTGACTGAAGAACTTGAAGAAGCTAAGAATAAAAATATATTTAATTGGAAAGATAGTTAATATGTTAATCACTTTTTTTAAATTAAATGCATTTTTTCCTTTACAAAGGCAAAAAAATAGTGTATAATATTATTATAAAATTGAAAAGGGAGTTTAAATAATGACATAGCGAAAGTAACCGACAAGGTGTTGTGATGGAGAAGTTGCATTAGGCAGAAGCAGAAGCACATCGGGGTTTACAGGTAAGGAACTACCCAGGGAACCATAGTCGGAGTATAAAAC